GCACGTGCTCCCTGGTAGAGACATTGTGCTCGTAAATGTGCGCGATGTTCCACCACGCAAAGACATCACTGGTTTGTGGGCCACTACGGCAATTCCAGTGTCCAAGATTGTATCTGTGAGGCGCGATCGTGATGGTTGCGTCTCTTACAGTTGTGTGCACGCTGTTACGTACGATGATGCTTTCCCAGTGGAAGCGCTTCAGCACGATTTGGCGTTGTATCTCGGCAAGAGTGACACGGAAACGAGTATTGGGGACTGTGGTTCACTTGCAGTTGCAATCACTCCGAAAGGACCAGTGATTGTTGGCGTGCACACACTTGGGTATCAACATACAGCAGGTTTCACGTACATCCCGAAGAGTGAAATTGATCGCGTTCTAGAGGAAGAACTCGTGGTAACCTGTGGACATCCACCAAAACTCGATCTCCAAGGTTCAATCCGATTGACAGAACCGCACCATCGGAGCCTAATGCGATACATTGCAGAAGGCACTTTGAATGTGTACGGATCCATGCCGGGTTTCAGACCAAAACCGAAGAGTCGTGTATGTGCAACACCATTGCAGAGTGAAATGTTGGAACACTTGCAAACCACAGTGCAGCACTGTGCTCCCGAAATGAATGGATTCGCTCCTTGGCGGAACAATGTTGTGGAGATGGTTCGCCCTAACCACGATATTGACCCCAGTATTCTCAGATCCTGTGTGAATGCTTTCACAACGAGTATCGTGGCTGAGTTGTCCAATGCCCATGGCGACGAATGGAAGAAAGAGGTTTTGTTCCTCTCCAAACGTGCAGCGGTGAATGGTTTGCCAGGAGTGAAGTTTATCGATCGGATCAACGTGAACACATCGATGGGTGCTCCCTTCAATACAACGAAGAAGAAGTACCTTGTGGCGGCGGTCTCAGAAGACTATCCCGACGGAGTTGACTTCACTCCAGAAGTGTGGGAGATGTATGATGAGATATGTTCTGCCTATGAGAGAGGGGAGCGTTGCCATCCAGTCTTCATGGGTCATCTGAAAGATGAAGCAGTGACCCTCGCTAAAGCTGAAGCGCAGAAGACACGATTGTTCACGGGAGCACCAGCAGCTTGGAGCCTTGTTGTTCGCTCACGCTTGTTGAGTTTCGTTCGTCTTGTACAACAGAACTCGTTCGTGTTCGAAGCAGGTCCAGGCACAGTTGCCCAATCCACAGCGTGGGGCAACATCCGAGAGTACCTGGTGCAGCACGGGGAAGATCGGATTGTTGCGGGTGATTACAGCAAGTTTGACAAGCGCATGATCGCCAGATTTGTGTTGGCGGCGTTTGATGTCATTATTGCTGTCTACCGCGAAGCGGGCTTCGACGACAATGAACTCTTGCAGTTGCAATGTATCGCCGAGGACACCGCTTTCCCATTGGTCAATGTGAATGGGGATGTTGTAGAGTTTTTTGGGACCAATCCTTCCGGTCATCCGCTCACTGTCTTCATCAACTCACTTGTGAATAGCTTGTACATGCGTTACGCGTACGTTCTTGCCAATCCAGGGCAGGAGTGCGTGTCATTTCGCGAGAATGTAAGCTTGTTCACGTATGGTGACGACAACATCATGGGAGTTTCACCCGCATGTGAATGGTTCAATCACACAGCTATCCAATCCAAATTGGCCACCATTGGCGTTCAGTACACCATGGCCGACAAGGAGGCGGATTCAGTGCCCTTTATCCACATTGACACTTGTCAGTTCTTGAAGAGAAGCTGGCGCTTGGATGAAGATGTGGGGGCCTACTTGTGTCCGTTGGAGCTGGAATCCATTCACAAAATGCTCACTGTTTGGGTTCCGTCGGGAACTCTGAGCCCGGAGGCCCAGATGATCGACGTGATCTCGAGTGCGAATAGTGAGTTTTTCTTCTATGGTCGCGAGGAGTTTGAGAAACACCATGCTTTCTTCAAGAAGATGCTTGCACTCTCCCCCTACTGTCACTACGTGAGAGAAGGGACCCTTCCAGGTTGGGAATCCCTCAAGCAGAGGTTCTGGAAGGCGTCCAAAGGGGAATAATTGTCCCGACCCTACGCGGTATGCTTGGCAGCTTGCCGCGTATGTATTTATTGTCACAGAAAGAAAATAAGAGAGAAAAAAGTGTTGAGGAGGTTGCCGAAAATACCTCCCCTCATCGCGAG